ACACTTAACGTCTTGACCTTCGTATAGTTTCTGATGAAGCCACATGTATAACTGTAGTTGTGGCATGTATCTATCTATGACCTCAGTCATGTTAGTAAATGCATTGGTATGTTTGCACTCAAGAATCCAACTCTTATCTGGCTGAACTAACATAGCATCTGCTGCTCCCTTGTATGGCACATATCCTTCGTGAAATACTAAGGCTTGTTGCTTGTAAATCTTTGTATTCCCCAAAGAAAATCCTGGCTGGTGTTTTTCTATAAACCAGTTGATATTAAATTCTTCTGTCCAAATACCAAGTTGTACTGGCAACACTCCTGAAAGATCTTCAGGTTTAGTCTCGCCAATCTTCTCGAGGTAGAGGTCTACCCATTGTCCGTTCATGATTCTGATGGCATCAGTGCCACCAATAAAACCTTGTCTATCCATAGCTTTCTCCTTATTTATATGGTTATTATATGTTCACTACTGCAACTGGTCAAGCTTAGTTATAATTTTATTTTGATAGAATAATCTCCTTTCATAATGAGGTTTTAATATTCCATATATCTCAGAATAAGATGGAAATATTTTGAAATTTTTAATAGCCATGTTTAAAGAATAATTTACACAGTCGGCTGGAAGTTTTGCTAACTCTTCAATCATAGCTTCGCTTCTTTCCATCACCTCTTCCATTGTTGAGTTGTATGGTTTGTAGAAAAGATATTTCCATTTGCTGATTTTTATTTTTAATTCTTCTGCTGTTAGAGGTGTTAGATATATCTCTAATACATCATGAGCTTTTGTTGCAGCATTAGAATCTTTTATTTCTATATCTAATCCTGTTACTGTGACTCCTTCTATAGCATTTAAATCATTTACTAAATTTATATTTGCCATAGTTGGGGAAGGAATAGACAATAGTAATTCTCTTGCCTTTTCTTTTCTTTCTTTATATTTTTTCATATCAACTATTTGTTTTTGATTCATTCTTTCTTTCTCCTTTTGTATAAAGTTTCACCCAGTTGTAGAATATATCATCAACTACTGCTCGATATTCTTCTTGAGTGTAGAATTGTTTTATAACTAATGACCCTAGTATTTCTTTAAGATGGTCTATTTGTTTTGCGTTATATTTTATTTCTTTCATTTGCTTTCTCCTTTTTATTTATTTTTATTGAAACGAGATTATTAAAAAGATTTGGATAAATTTGTTTTTGTTTTTTTGTTTTAGAATCTATTTCTAAATAATAATATTCTCTATGATTCTTTGGTAATTTACATGGTTTAAGTTTTATCATTTGCTTTCTCCTTTATTTATTTTCTTGGGTATTCCCAATGCTTTATGACATCTGAAAAAACATCTTCCCATACTTCGTCTTTGATAATGACGCAGTATCTTGGAGAGCCCTTCTTCCGTTTACATACAGCAAGGTCTTTGTCTTCTAGTAAATTAAATACATTAGGGAATTGACTGGTATCTCTGTATTTGACCTCAACAATTAAGTCTTGACCAGCTACATTTACAGTCAAATCCCCTCTGTATTCACCACCTAGACTGCCCGATAGTGGTTGCTTCTTTGTTTTGATACCTAATGAATTAAATAATTTTAGAAACCACCTTTCGTGATAGCTTCCTTTCGCTTTACTTTTGCTAACCATTTGTCCTCCTCATAACACTTCATACAAATTGTTGTTGTATTATATATTAGAAAGACAACGAAGTTATAGGCTATTTCTCCACACGCATCACACTCAGATGGTTGTCTGTTGTCATCAAACGAATTATTTTTTGAGCGTGGCAAGTTGATTAATAGCTTTCTCAATTTTGATAGCAGTAACATAACGTAACTCCGTGCCTTTTAGTTGTCGATAGTATGTGGTCTTAGATAGTCCAGCCCATTCAAAAGCTTTACGCAAATTTATGTTCTGCTGTTCGCATTGGTTTGTTAACTGTTCCAAATAACTTTTCATAGAGACTAGGTTTATCATAGACTGCTGCAATTTGTAAATACTTATTCATTGTTTTATTACCCAAGTCGGTAATATAATATTTTCTTACAGAACCTGGAGCTTTCTTATGAACATATATTACTCGAGCTAAGTCATCAACTGGTACTGATATAACCATAG